TAGATGAATTATCAAATACCGGAGTATCATTCATTAATGTTTGAGAACTTTCATCGGCATCAAATAATCTCATTTTAGCTCTATTAACACCAATGACAAATCTTTTATGGAACGTTGGATCATTGTATCTATTCTTTAATTGTTTAACAGCAATTTGACTCATTTGTTCAAGTTCTTCAGTTGCAATGAGAGCAATCATTAAATCTGCCGTAGCGGGTAATCCAAAAGACTCAGACGTATCTTCAAGCCCAACATCCGAGTTACCGTAACCACTACGCGTCGTTTGCGTTGCAGAGACAATCGGGACATCGAATTCAACTGCCAATCCACGAAACTCTTCCGCAATTGCTTTAATATAATTATATGAATTAATAGCACCGCCCATACCTTTCATTCTAGAAGAAGCACAAATATTTAAATAATCAATATAGATAATATCTGGTATAAATGATTTTTTAAGCTTTAGTTCACTTAGTAGCGCCCTCATATGACCGACATTAGCAGAGCCGGTCGGGTATTCTTTTACAATAAGTTTACCATTTGTTTTTGTTGAAAGATTGTGGACCTTTTCGGCAAACATTGACTGACTTAAATCGGTCAATTGATCTATTTGAATATTAAGAAGATTAGCATCAATACGTTCAGCGATACGCTCTTCAGCCATTTCAGCAGTAATGTATAAAACATTTTTACCATCGGTTAAGTTGGCTGATGCAAAGTGACACATTGCTAGTGACTTACCTACGCCGGTTCCAGCCAAAATAATGTTCAATGTTTTACGTGGTAAACCGCCTTTTGTAATTTCGTTAAGCAGATCAATATCGAAAGGAATACGTTCTTCATCACGATGATAAAACTCATAACGTTCTTGAAATGCTTCAAGATAATCGTGGCCAACATTCGTATCAAATGATACACCAAGAGCTTTAGTCAGAATATCAGGTAAAGCATTTTTTGATAAGGTTTGGTGCTTACCGTCAATAATACTAATCGATTCCATAACAGCATTGAATAAAGCTCTATCTTGACACCACTTTTCAGTGGCATCAAGTAACCAATCTTCGTCACTCACTTCTTCAGTAAATAATTCTGGAATAATTTCTACCGCTTGCCGATATTGATCATCACTAAACTTATCAGCAGAATCAATCTCGATTTTAAATGATTCTGCTGACGGTAGTTTATTATATTTGGCAACAAATTTGCCGGATTGTTTGAAGAGTTCTTTATAGATACCTTCAAAATATTCTGCCTTAATAAAAGGCAAAACCTTTCTCATATATTTTTCATTAGTCAGAATGTTTTTAAGAACAACTTGTTCTATATTTGTGTTCACTCTTTTACCTCATTAATGTGTAAATCACTTGCTTTATTTTCAATAGCATCTTCAATAATAGAAATCAAAATATCACCAGCATGTTTTTGTAATTCTTCATTTTCTGAATTTAATGTTTCATCTGGACTATTTTCTACATGAAAGTCAAACGTCATCTGTTCACCATCTTCCATACGAATAGTACCATATTGTATAACACTTTCTATAAAATCTCCGGTTAAAAATCTAATTTGCCAATCATCATTATTTCCTGGAATAAATTCATAATCTTTATTTTCAATGTACTGCATTACGCCTCCATTTCTAAGATCTCATCCATATCTATATCAGATTTGTAACCAATAGTAAATTGCTTTTTTATAAAGTCTTTAAAATCTGTATTAGTAAAGATTGGATCCCAGAATTCTTTCTCAAGAGTACCTGCTTCACGAACTTTCTTTTCAGACACTTCACCAGTGGACATATCGACAGAAGAATACCAACCATTAGACGGCTTAACAACATAGCCACCCGCCATTGCTACTTCTAGTAAACCAGAATATTCTTCTACGCCACCTTCCCATGAAACTGAGATAGGGATCTTAGACTTTTCTTTTACAAACCGTGATTTCTCGATATTAATAACAAAGTCATAACCAGTAATTTCTGTGCCTTTTTTATTTTGGCGACGGCCAAGGGTCCAAATATTATTAGCACTATAATAAATCCCAGTGCCACCCGATACTACTGCTTTAGGAAATAAACCAATCTCTTGATATGTATGATTAACTGCAAGCATTACGATATTTTTCATAGCAAGATAGGGTGTTGCCATACGAAATAAACCTTTAAGTGCTTTAGCTCTCGACATATCAGCAACAGACTTTTCATTCTGAGCATCATCTAATTCTTTCTTCGAAGCAAGATTACCAATAGAGTCAATAACAATAATGACATCATCTTTAGACTCTAGACCTTCAAGCTGAGCAATCATATCAAATTTAAGCTCTTCTACATTTGTAATTGGAGTATGAAGAACACGTGATGTATCAATATCAAATTGCTCAAAGTACGCTTGAGGTGAACCAAACTCTGAATCATAAAATAGCATTACTGCGTCTTTTTTAGATTTAAGATAAGCACTTGCCATAAGAAGCGCAAACGATGTTTTGAAGTGTTTAGATGGACCAGCCAAAACCGTTAGTCCAGGTGTCATTCCACCATCCATAGATCCAGATAGCGCAACGTTTACCATTGGTACGCTAGTTGAAATCATATCTTTTTCATTAAAAAATTTAGACTCAGAAAGAACTTCAGTGGCCTTAAGCTTTGAATTCTTTTTAAGTTTATCCATAATCGACATTTATATCTCCTTTGATTATTGGACTATTATAACATAGAAAGAAAGTAATGTAAATAGTTATTTACTAAAAGAGACATTTTGCTCAAGCTCTCTTTTATCTTTCGTATATTCAGATCTAATCTTATTATTTGCTTGTATTACCTCATTTAGGACTGAAAATGATATTGCAAAATCTAAAAATGCTGAAGTATCTTTTGGAAAACAAGCTCCACCAAAACCCATTTTGCCATCAAATCCTGGAACACTCGTATGAGAGTTACCAATCCTTGGATCTGATCTCATTGCATAAGTAATCTCATCAAAATTACAATCGTGTTTTTGTATTATATTATAGAATTGATTAAACCATAATACTTTTGTGGCAAGAAAACAATTAACTCCGTATTTAATAAAACTTGCTTCTTTTAATGTCACATGGTGGCATGGGCAAGGTTTACATTTACTATATTTTTTATATATTTTTTCAATATTGTTTGTATCTTTAATATGCCCTCCAAATATATGCATTGCCGAATTAATGAAATCTTCATCTGCAGATTTTTCAGTTAAAAATTCAGGATTATAAACTACTCTATCACCAGAAAGTTTATCTATAATATCAGGTGTGACGGTTGATTTTATTACGATGTGTCCAGCTCTATTAAGCTTTAACCATTTAACAGTTTCAATTACAAGTGCAGCGTTAACTGATCCATCATCCTCGCTTGGTGTAGGTAAACACACAAAAAATACATCACAAAATGGATCAGTATCTGACACTGTGGTATTATACTTAATGTCAATTGGTGCAATATCACATAATTTTTTATCAAAACCATTAATAACAGCTGTGCCTACAAAACCACAACCGATCACGGATATTTTTAATTTTTTAGCCATTATACCATAAAATCCTCTAATTGTATACCTTTTTGAGGTGGTGTACCCTGCCGCTGTTCCCAGCCAGAATTCCACCCCGAATTATTTGCTAACGTTGATGGTATATGATCGAAGGTTCCATTTCCTCTAGGAACATAATTTTGCCCAAACCTGACAAAGTCGCACATTACATCTTCTAAATCTTTTGGTTTTCCGCCGGTTTGTTCTCTCAATAAATCCATAAAACTATCCGGCTTCCACCCACCAGACAGTTTTTTCATACACCGAATAGCGTTATTACCTAAGTATGTATGACTATCAACATCAGCATATTCTGGAAAATAATCAGAACAATCCATTGAAAAGGCAGCATATTGAAAATTAAATTTCCTGTGTCCGGCAGATTTGTTATAAACATTTAGAAAGTCTACAATTTCTTTATGACCTCTTTTGCTTTTTACAATCCAGTCACCTAATCTATCTATGACGTCTGGAAGCTCTTTAACAAGAAAATCAACATTAGATACTCCCTTTTTTGGAGCAGGTGGTTGATTTCCGATTGATGTAAAAAGAGGTTTGCCAGTAGCTTTAGCGCTAACTAGGTCCTCAGACATGTCTTTAATATCACGATGCTTTCCCCAAAACTGAATAATATTATTTCTATATCCATGATCATTCTCAAATGAAGCGCCGGAACCAGTAACGCGGTGGCTTAAAAATACATACATCCAAGTTTTAGTGTCCCATTTAATAGAATCATTTTTAGTATTTAATTCTCTACGTGTTTTATTTTGCCATCTCCATTTTGGAGTTTTAGATCCAAATCTAAGATCCTGAAGTACATTAGAAAATCCTGCTGCATTACGAGTAAAGCAGTCGTATATGTCAATCTTTTGCATTAAAGGATCGTCAATGGCTTTTGCTGCCTCTGGACCTTCATAATCTAATGGACCCCAATTAACATTATTTTGAAGCCACTTTGCTTTTGGATAATAATAGTTGACAAAAATGTCTAGGGCTTCTTCATTTAACCAGCTCATCTTTTGGCCACTTCCTATAAGAATTTGTTTCATCAATAATAGCCCAACGATTCAATATTGGCTCTGCACCTACATTCCAAAATAAAATATCTTTATCTGAATTCTTTGGGATATACTTCCAAGCTTTACCATCATAAGTATCTATATTAGGAAATGGCGGAAGCTTATCTTTTTTCTCAGATGCTGTAAATGCTAACGGCTCGGATATTGCCTCAGCAATACCAAGCTCTCCGGCTTTCATATTTCTTGACACACAAACTGATGTAAATTTAGCATTTGGCCAAGCAATTTGAAGCCCCCGTGTGAGCACGCCCGTGGACGTGGCAGTATAAACCTCATCAGGTGGATCAATTTTTGATGCAACTTTAACGATGCCAGCTGTAACCAATTCATGCTTTAATCCGAGTGGAACAAAGAAACAATTAGATCGTGCATCAGACCACTTCTTTGCAATGGCATTTAAATTAGGCATAGCAGCAATTCTATGAAATTCTACTATCGCTCCACGTTCAATGCAACAAGCCTGATGTGGTGATATTTTTTTTGATGAAGGCATAAAAAGTTTAACTTTTAGATTATGTCTTTTTGCTACATCGAGTATACTTACTCCGGCTAAACCAGTTCTTGGTTGAACATAAACAACGGTGTCTATATTTTCTGGTAAAGAAGATATAAGACAGTCACCACCTCGAACCTTACTACCAACTAAGTAATCGTCTCTAACAACACGAATGCCCTCATGTACTTTAATTACAGGAGGGCCATAAGGATCTTCCCAATCCTTTGCTAATTCTAAATAATAATCCTTAGTTTCCTCAGGACTACTCCAAGGGAAAGGATAATCTTTATTGATTAAGTCAATTACGTGATTATTATGTGGCAAAAACTGATGCTCCCCAGTTATTTCTTTTATAAAATGGTGGAGCTATATGAAAACTACTACCATGCTCCATATAAGTTTCAGCATATTTTTGAGGATCCATGTTATACCAATCAGCTGGTGGTTGTATAACATTGCTAGTTCGTTTGTACAAAGCTGCTATAAACATATCTGTAACATCTCTACGCTGTTCACAGCTACCGTAAAACGGTTCTTTTTTAAAGAATCCAGATTTAGGAATGCGTCGACCCTCAAATTCTACCGGTACTGGAGCAGTAAACCAAACATCAGTTGAATCACTGCTATATTTCATAGCTTGTTCGTAATAAGAATTAATTAAAGAATCGATGTCTAAAGGATGCCGAAGTAGATGATGACGAATATCTATTGAACCCAAACAGAAAGTAATACGATTGAAATTATCAGTATTAATGCCCCGAGTAAGACTTCCAAGGCCGGTCCTAAGACAGCCAAAAAGAGTCTTGCCGTCATGACGCAAAACCATATCGCGACTATCACTAAAAGACAAAGTATGACTGTCTCCAATAATGGCATCATTTAATTCCAATTCTTCTTGTTTAAGTGATTTAACATTTTTAAACCTTCTGGATAGTAAATCACACCAGTCTTCAGTGATTCCTTCGTATGTAGTCTTAGCGCTTAGTCTTTTTTTTAACATAGCTCCATAATCAGGCATGTCCCAATCAAGTGAGACCACATCTTTACATGATGCAATTATATTCAACTTATCATAAACTTCTTTATTGGCGCCGCCAAATAGATTTAACGTTCCTCCAAAGTTAGCTCCATGATCAATATAAACAGTATTAGCTTTTCTAACATTAGGTGTACACTTATTATCTATATAAGCGTCAAGCTGATCGCGCCATAACTGTGACCAACCAAGAGTATGTGACTTAGCATTTACTGGAATATTGCTAATTGGATTCGTTATGACTTTCATATTGTTACCCACCTATATTTTAGACCAGCTTCTTTGTAATATGACTTAGATCTTTGCCATGAGTCATGCCATTTTTCATCAATCTTTTGTCGTGGCATGACTAGTTCAGCAACTCCTACTTGAATAAGTCCTTTTGCACAATCAGAACAAGTAGGAAGACCTGATACGTAAACAGTTGATTTATTTAAACACACACCATTAAAAGATGCATTATAAATCATGTTCATTTCAGCATGAACAATTCTGACATATTTCTCTTCTCGGTTACTATATAAGTTAGGACTATCAAGCATTCCTCGAGGAAATCCATTATATCCCTGAGCTAAGACTTGTCCTTTTGAACCTACAGCAATAGCTCCAATCTGACTTGAAGGATCCTTAGACCATCCAGCAATAGTTTTAGCCAGCTCTAAATATCTTAGATCCCATTTGTGTTGACGATTAGTATTATGTGACAAGATTAAAATGCCTTTCATATACGTGAAGATTTTGTACCTGCCAGATCATCATACCAGCACTAACCGGATCTTTAACTCTATAGATATTATTTAAATCTTCTACTAGTTTATTTTGTACATGTCGTTGCCAAGCATAATCATTCTTATAGCCAAATACTACATCATTAGACCGCATTTGGACTACACAATGAAGTAAATTATCACGAATATAGTAAGTGACAGCGTTAGTACAAATGAAATCAGATTTTCCATTTTCGTCAAACTCCACCCAAATAGAAGGCCGATTATAGATCATAGAAGCACGCCTACCATCGGGATTTTTGTCTAGTTCAGACAATGCATTTTGATATTGATCAAAATATTTATTAGCATAAATCAGATGACCATAGTTTGAATTAATTTCACCATGCGTATTAGCAGCATATTTCCAAGCCGCAGGCGCATCTTCACCAGACTCTTTATTAATATCAAAGATATTAGTCGACTGGCTATCATACCAATCTAATTCTTTTTGAATATATGAAAGAGACGGTTTACCGAATATAGATGGTTCATCAGCAATAAATGATGCGCCGATCATCTCAATAGTTCGTGCTCCGGTTTTATCAATAGTGAATGCTTCATCATTTAATTCATCAACAAAGAATTGACGAACATCTTTTACAGAATTCATTTTCATTGCTCACATACTCTCTTTCTTAGATCGCTTGTTGAAAATCGATGATCACGTTTGTTAAAGTATAAATCAATTCCACGGTTGCGACATTCATCTTTACCAGTAAAATCCTTGCTTCTATACTCTTCACCAAGTATCCTAACATTAATTGGATACATGTTTATTATATCAAGTAAATCGGCTTCTGTACAATAAATAATGATCTCATCAACATATTTTATTGCAGAAAGCTGTACTTGTCTTTCCACAATATTTTGTATCGGAGAATTCTTTTCCTTACGATCAATATTAGGATTTACTTGCAGACCGCAGATCAAATAGTCACATTGTGACTTTGCTTCTCTGAGCATAGATACATGTCCAGCATGAAGTAAATCAAAAGTACTACAAGTAAATCCAACTTTCATTAGTCGTGTTCTCCATTATTTCTACGACCATTATATACATCAATTCTATCGAAAAGTTTAGGATTGCGCTTTGCGGTATCAAATGTACCAACTGTAATCACAATTGCTGCTAATAACAATGTATGAACGATTGCGTTAACGCCCCAAAACATAATGCTTCCTATGTACATAGAGCATACAGATACCCACATCCAAGCAAGTATTTGCATAATTAAATGTCTAACTTGAAGATTTGGTATATTTCTTAAAGGATTAATATCTGCATCCATGACACTGTTCCAAGCATCATTAATAAATTCTCTCATTGTCCGATCTCCCTACAGTTTCTCTTATAATATCATTATGGTTAAACTCAGCCCAATATAACTCAAAGGCCACACCGGGTTCAATACATTCAAATTGATGATAAACTCCTGGTTTTACTTTAGTATATTCACCTGCTTGTAAAATAGTTTCATCAATTAAATCGTAATCTTTTTGCCATACACGGATGAGCATTATTCCTGACTCGATATAAAAGCCATTCCATTTATATTCATGAAGATGTTTTGAGCATACTCCCGTAGCTTCCATTTCAATACGATGAAATTCTAAAGTACCATTGGCTTCAATGAGTTCAGTCATTCCCCAGACTTTACCAGCTTTCAATTGTTTACTCCTTCATAGTTAGCAAGAAATTCTCTATCAATTTCTAAAGACCAATCTTTAGTAACATATGTTTTGCCATTCCATTTATATGTACCAGCAAAAACATAATCACGAGTTTTTTTATCATTTAAATATATAAAAACCCAATCAGGCTGATATAAACTAGGATACTTTTTACGCTTTTCTTTTAAACGATATAATACATTAGGAATATAATTAAAAACTTTTGTTACTTTTACTTCAACATCAATACCTTCTGGAGATATTACATCCTGATATGGTAAAGGATTATCAGTGAAATTACATTTTTCAATAAGAAACTGTTCAGCTGCTAAACCGTACATATTGGTAACAGTAATATCATCAAGAGTTCTACCTTTACGAGTAGACTCTTTATCAAAGATAAGTTGACTCTCAGCCTTTGCTTTGGCCAAGAGTTCTATCAAATTTATATCTTTAAGACTGAACGATCTCATTTGGTTTTCCTTTGGGTGCTATAGGACGATTTAGAAAATCACGATCGCCTGTCTGGCCATCAATGGCGCCATTCATATAAGCAGCAAAGAATGATGCATAATTAGTAATATCAACACAAGAGTCTTCGAGTGACTCAAAGTTCGGTTGATAAGTTGGATCCATTTCCATTGCTTCAAGAACAGATTGCATACGAAGGACTTTCGCAGCCATTGTATCAAGAATAGTAGCACAGCCGCGAGGATAGTAATCGGCCTGCTTTACTCTAGAGTTAGGATTTTGATAGTCATTACTTTTTTTGATTTGTACTTCTGCACACTTTTGCAGAAATCTAATTGAATACTTATCTTTCATTTAATAACCTTTCAAAGTTACTGTTTTACGGCCTTGATTTGCAACAGAATATTTAAAACGCCGAGGTTCAGTTTTAGCATATCCAGGACGGCATTTAACGATTTTACCACCTTTATTAAGATAGTCTTTTACTAGATTTTCAATTTCAGCTTTATGCATTTGGCAATTCCTTTCTGTCTCGTTGAAAGATGATTTCTTCGATTTCTTCTAGAGTCTCTCTGCATGTAGCTAGAAGGGGAGAGTCTGATGCAAGAATGAGTTTCTTAGCAGCGAAGATTTGACCGTAACGATCAAGACCTATAGGTATTTGATTAGCGATTGTTTGAGTGAATGAGTTCATAAGTATCTCCTTTATATGATACTACACTATCACAGTTTTAAGGCAATGTACACAGTTAATTTCATCTTTATGCGTTTTTATATGCATATTCTATAGCCCTATCAGCTTCTACATTAAGTGGTCTTTTTTCATATTTACGGGTCGTTTCATTATCAAGCTCTCTTACTAATTGCTCTATCTCGTACGCTGATATCGGATATTGTTTTTTAATAGCACTTAATGCTGTTGATACCATAATTTTATATATCATAGCGTATCGGCCTGAGTTATCAGTACCAGATATAGTAAACCATTCCTTAATATGATTCTTGTTAACAAATGGACAGTCTCGATATCCAGACCAAACTACATTAGTATTTTCCATCTTAGTCTTACGATGTTCAATAATCTGTGTTTGCATTTCCGGAGATAATCTATCCATGAATGACGAACCTCGCTTTTCAGCGTAAGCATGTTTTGCCATTAACTCGTGAGGATCAATGTTAGCACCAATATTACTGAATATAAAATTGTTAGCCCCAGCATACGCTGCAGGGATGTAATACATTCGAGATAAATCTTTAGTCTGTCCATCTCCGATTTCACCGAGTTCTTTATTGAGAGAGAACCAGAAATGCTTGATTTTAATAGATTCAACTGGCTCACTAAGCGGGAAGACAAGTCTAAACTTTGGATGACTATTGGAACTACTAGCAGTACTATAGCAAACATAAGAAAGACCGCCGAAACGATTACGTAACTCATTCTCTAGGTTTCCTTGAAACTCATGATCATCAACATCAACAGCAGCCCAACCTGACCAATCCAAAACATTTTTGTTTGCCCGAGTTGTATCATTAATATAACTAGCCGGTGATATAAGTTCAGCATCGCTTTTGCCTCCTCTTGGTATTTCTGATAGTTTGTACAACAGCTTCTCAAATTGAGAGAAGCTGTTGAATTTTATTTTACGATTAGTTTTGTTATCATATATAGACTTAAAGAACGTCGCGGAGACTTCCATGATTACCTCTATGATTTGGTGGTGTCCAACCGTGTGGTTTAAGAAGATCTGGCAAACCAAATCTATTTGGTCGACCTGGTTTTACTCCTGGCTCTTTTTCCATATTAGCTTTTAAGACTTTATTCCATGCTGCATTAGCATCAACCTTAAATATATCTAATGTGCCTATAGCAAATACGCACAAATCAATAAGACCATCAACAATTTCTTCGCTATCCGAATTATTTATGGCTGACATCGTTTCGCCGAGTTCTTCATAAATCATTAACATACGAAATTGAATAAATTTTTTCATGAGTTCTTTATCGTGTTTATTTTTTTCAAACCATTCGTCTACACCAAATTTATGGTGCATACCTTCAATGTCGTCAACCCAGTTATCGCTCATTATATTCTCCTTCATTATATATGTAATTATACCACATTTTTAACAGCTTGTAAATAAGAAAATGTGTCTTCCCAACTATTTACTTGATATGTACTATTTTCTCCTCCACGATCATGTACAGCTAATGCAAGTTCATGATCATTTCCACCTTTATCACACTTATCTCCAAAGAAATAGATAACATCTGAAGAATCAAAATCATCAAGAATTTGTGATTTATTATTTCCTTTAGCAGTAATATCTATACCGGTTTCACCAGCAACTTTAAATTCAAACAATGGAAATTGCTCTCGTAACTTAGCAGCAATATTATTTCTTTCGTTAGTATAATTGTCATATGCTACATATTGAATTCGAGTACGATTGCCTATATTTCTTCCTGGAATAGACAAGTTATATAGACCCGGACGTTCTTCAATGTGTTGTCCATTTTGAACTGGAAATGAACTATCAGTGATT